GGATAAAATAAATGATATTTTTAAAAACACTACTGATAAATCATTTTATCAACATAGTGCTAATGCATTTAAAGCCGTGCCGAGATGGAAGGAGTTAAAAGAACTATCAAGAAAAGGAATTATTTCCCCAAAGACCGGAAAAAAAATAGACCTTAATACAGAAGAGTTCTGGTATAAGTATTTTGAGATAGCAAACTCAGAGGGTCATAAGAAATGGATTAGATCTTTTTGGGATAAGAAGCCAAGTCTAATGACAATGTTAGGTATTAATCAATTTGAAGCAATTATAGAGAGGAGATATGGATAGCAGCATATATGAATTAGAAGCGAATGTTGTTGGGGCTATGGTTTTAAGTCATGACAAATTCAGAGAAGCACAAGAAAATGGTTTATTGCCGGAGGATTTTGAAAAAAGATCATACGCAAAAGCATATGAAATTATGTTAGAAAAACAGGCATGTGACATAGTGACCCTAAGAAACAATATAAAAAATATAGATCAATTTGAAGACATAAGAGAGGCAGCCGCCCACTGTGTTAGCCCCGCTGGATTTTGTGGCTGGTTAAAACAAATGCAGGATAAAAACGCCAATAGAAAACTTATTAATATGTCAAAAAAAATACCAGATATTGTTGATCAGGACATACCTATAGAAAAAAAAGTAGATCTTGTAAATGAGTTAATAATTAATAATAAGGTCACAAAAAATACCGGAGCACCCAAAGAGGTAAAAGATGTTTTAGAGCTGGTGCAAGATGAAATATCTAATGCCGGTACAAATAATGAAAATGTAATTAAAACAGGATTTCAAGAATTTGATAAAAAAATAAACGGATTTAAAGCTGGAGATTTAGTAATTGTTGCTGGAAGACCGGCTATGGGTAAAACAACATGGGCTCTCAACATTGCTACAAACAATATATTTAAAGACAAGACGGTTTTAGTTTTTAGTTTAGAAATGACTAACGAGCAGTTGGTCAAAAAAATAATAAGCTCTGAGTCTGGTGTTTCCATGGACAAAATGCTTAGCGGACAACTATCCCAATCTGATTGGAACCTTTTTAAAAATACCAAAGAAAAACTAGCAAAATCAAATCTATACATTTATGACAAGTCACCAATTACTATAGAAACTCTTATAAATAAAACAAAAGCAATACAAGCTATAAAAAATATAGATCTTATTGTTGTGGACTACCTACAGTTGCTTATGACTTCTAGTCAAGCACCAAGCAACTCAGACTCAAGGACCGCATCTATGACCTATATTTCAAATCTTCTGAAGGGACTGGCAAAGGACATAGGATGTCCATTAATCTCGTTATCTCAATTAAACAGGGGTGTGGAATCGAGAACGGATAAAAGACCAGTTCTTTCAGATCTTAGGGATTCTGGATCTATAGAACAAGATGCTGATATGGTTATTATGTTATATAGACAGGATTATTATGATTCACTAGATACTGGCAACGCTGAAGTAATTGTCAGAAAAAATAGAATGGGCGAAACTGGAGAGTTTGAACTATCTTTTGATGGAGCACTATCAAAGTTTCTTGATCCAGAGGACGCTGCATTCGGGAGAAAAAAAGAACATGGACCAATCTGAAAACTTTCATCAACAACTAAGAGATATTATTCCAAAGATATCAGAAGCAAGAGTAGAGGTTTTAAAATCTGAAGTAAATTTAAAAAGATCTTTTTGGATTGAGTTATGTAGAGCCAAGGAAGATGGTGAGCGTAGCTACAACGCACAAAAAGCTAAGGCAGAAGCCACTGAGAGCTATTATGAGGCATCCTTAAAGGTTGCTGGTGCTAAGGCTAGGCTTGATGCTTTACAAACAGAGAAGCAGGCTGTTGATATGCAGTTTGAAGAATGGAGAACCAAAATGGCTAACTTAAGAATGGAGAGAAATAGATATGGAGCTTAAATTTGAAACCTTTAGAAGTTTTTGCACTTACATGCATGTTGAGTGTAATGTTGAAAGATCTAAAAACGGAGATGCCTCAGTAGAGTATAATAGGTACTTGGTTGATAACTTAGATTTTTTATATAAAGAATATGAAAGGCAGAACACCTACAAAAAAAGAAAAGGAATGGATGGATAAAATATCTGAATATGGTTGTATTGTTTGCAGAGAAAATTTCAACTGTATTACACCAGCAGAAATTCACCATATTGACGGAAAGACAAAATTAAATGCACACCTTATGTCACTACCTCTTTGTTATAAACATCACAGAGAGGGTGCAAATAATGAATCGTATGTCTCCAGGCATCCTTTTAAAAAAGAATTTGAAAAAAGATATGGAAAGCAAACCGATCTATTAAAAAGATTACAGGATATTATTTATGACAACTCGTGAAAGACTTGGCGGATGGCATGGCGGCAAGGGAGATAGAGACAGAACAACAGATAGAAAAAAATACGAAGACAATTTTGAAAAGATCTTTGGTAAAAGACGTAAGAAGGAGGACAAATGTCAGCAACAAAAAAACAAGTAGATGGCACTCATTATAAAAAATATAAAATACAACCAGTAGAGTTTGCCCAAGCTAACGAACTCAACTACTGTGAGTCAAATATTATTAAGTATGCTGTTAGACATAAAGACAAGAATGGCAAGTCTGATGTTCTAAAGATCATACATTACGCTGAGCTATTACTAGAGTTAGAATACTCTGATAAATGAAACACCTTGATCAGTTTGGGCAGATCGATACGTTAAAATATGCTGATGCTATAAGCAAAATTGCAACTCACAAAGGACGCATTCAATATCTTCACGATGTAGATGAAAAATTTTACGATTTGTTGTATCTTCTAGCTATGCAAATGGGAATACCAAATACCATTGCCCAGCTCCCAACTCGGGAAAAAAGAAAAAAGGCATGGGAGGAACTACCAGAGCATAACAGAACTATGAAAGGCATGAAACAGATGGTCTATCATAGAGTAGTTAGGAAATTTAAAAATGAAAGGCGTAAATCACTATAAGAAGGACGGTACTCTCCACAGAGGTGGCACACACAAAATGCCCGATGGCAGTCTGCACTCTGGAACAAAACACTCTTCTAAAAGTGTTAAGCTTTTTCATTACGGAGAGTTATCTGACAAAGCAAAAACAAAAGCAAAAAAATATTGGAGAAGATAATGGGCTATGGAAAAATGGGCTACGGAAAAGCCAAGAAAACAAAAAAAACTAAAAAGAAAGGTAAGAAGAAGTAATGCCTTTTAAAAAATACTCAGCCAAGCAAAAGAAATTGGCAAGAGTTGCATCGCCAAGAAATAAAATAACAGGTGCTGACTTTAAGAAATTAAAACGCAAGAAAAATGGTAAAAAGAAAGCCTAAAGCAAAGTCTAAAGTAAACTCTGCTGGCAACTATACCAAACCTACCATGCGTAGAAATTTGTTTAATCAAATTAAAGCAGGATCAAAAGGCGGAAGAGCTGGACAGTGGTCAGCAAGAAAAGCCCAAATGTTAGCTAAAATGTATAAAGCAAGAGGCGGAGGTTATAAAAAATGATTGGAAGATTATTTGATAAATTTGTTGAGTGGACTTTAAATAGACATGATCAATATCATACAGATAAAGCAAAAAGAAAAGCACCAACAAGAAAAAGAACTTCAAGAGTTAGAAGAAGAGCTAACGCTAAGAAGAAGTAGACAATGGCATTAAAGAAAACCCAAAAGTCTTTGATTAAATGGACTAAACAAAAGTGGAGAACTGCTAGTGGTAAAAAATCTAGCAAGACTGGTGAAGTTTATGCCCCAGCAAAGACTATAGCAAAGCTAAAATCTACACCTAAAGGTAGAAAAAAGTTAGCACAGGCAAATCGGGTAAAAAGAAAAGCAACCGCAAAAGGCAAACAACACGCCAAACACGGACTGCATAAAGGAATGAAGAGATAATGGCTTCAGTCAAAGATACAAAAAGAGTTGCTGGTGGTGTAGTTTACAGAGGTAAAAAATATCCCGGCTTTAACAAACCAAGAAGGAATACAGGATCAAGTAAGCACAAGATGGAGGTCTTGGCTAAAAAGGGTAATGAAATTAAAGTTGTCAGATTCGGTCATAAAGATTATGGGCATAACTATTCTGCTGAAGCTAGGAAGTCTTATCTTGCAAGATCCGGGGGAATCAAAGACAAATCAGGCAGGCTTACAAAGAATGATAAGTTCTCTGCGAACTATTGGGCGAGGAAAAAGCTCTGGGCGGGTAGCGGAGGAAGTAAGAAAAGCCCTAGCAAGAAATGAAAATGTTCCTTACAGAGTTCCAAAAGGATGATCGAATCCATGAGGGACCTGTTATTCACGCAGTCAGTCAGGAAAAGGCAGAAGAAGTAGCAGATCGATTAGGCTTAGTGGTGGTCGCTAGATTGGACGACATCTATGTTTCTGAATATAATCTCGATGAAGATGATATAATTATTCACTAATATATGGCTAGTAAAAGAGAAGAGTTAATTCAAAAGTTTGCTGAAAGAGGGCATGAAAGGGTCTTGGTTAAATGGATACCATCTAACCCCCACGGAAGACAGCACAAGGCAAATGGTTGGGTTTTTAAATTAAGCGGAGATGCTGAGTGGTCAAGCTTGGGTAAAAACTTTGAGGACTCTATTAAAGAAATAGATTTATTGTAATTTCAATAAAGAATCTGAAACGGAAGCAACTGCAATCATAGCTTTCTTAATATCGTTTTCTGTTAAATCATCAGGATATTCACTTAAAATACTTTGATCTTGATATTCAAAGTTATTATCTTTTTTAAGATCTCTGGCTACTTTTATTATTGCTTCTTTAATTAACATGGAACCTACTATGTTATCAAAAAGAAAAATTAAAAACAGTCTTGACATTTAAAAAAATAATCTGATAATCGCCAAATATTTATACTAATGAAAACAGCTCCTGTCTTCATCAGTATGACTATCATAGAACTCACACAAATAATCAGCGTACTCCTGGGAACATTACTGGGTGCACCTCTTATTGTTTCTAGTAAACCAAACAAAAGACTTATGGGTTTATTTTTTATATGTGCTGGTAGCACTCTAGCTATGATTGTTCAGTATCACGCCGAGCTCTATTATTTCTTTATGGCTTCAGCCTACTGGTTATTAAATTCAATGAAGGCAATTTTAGAAATAAAAAAAGCGGAGTAAAAACCCCGCTTCTTTTTTTATAGGATCACTTTTTCTTTTTATACTCCTCCTCGTATGTAGTGAACCTTCTTTTACATCCCAGACATTCACGCCTGCGTTTATTTACTGATCCGTCAACGAACTTGCGTACATCTACAACTCTGGAGTTGCCGCCACATTCACCGCAAGTCATGACATCCCCTTGGACTCAGCCTTCTTTACACACTTGTTGACCCAAGCTAAAGATTTTTTTACAGCTTCCTCTTCAGTTTTTGACTTCTCATAAAAGTAGTCAACATAATGATCAGCCATCCATTCAATACAATCTTTTTTGCTTCCAGCCCATCCATTACAATTACTTAGATATTGAACCTCCCAGAATGGTTGAAAGTTATTACGATTTGTATCAATGCCAGCATGAGCATCACCCTTGCAAATAAAGTCCAATTCAAAACTTCCATCAATAATCATGCTACGTCCTCCTCTGTCTTATATTCCCACATATCAACACCACCAATAAGCTTACTGGAAACAATATCCTTCAAGTTTTGAGTCAACCAGTAAGCATCAGATTGGACCCAGTTCTCATCCTCGCAGGATTGGTACCTGTAGCAACTGATCATGCCGTAGAGCTCCTTCTTATTTACCCTAGGATATCCTTTGGTTTTAGCTTGGCATTGATTAACAAACAGTAGGATCATACTCTCATCAAACTCGTCATCCTTGCCTTCAGGGTTCCATGTAAAGAAACCCTTCCAGCTATCTGGATATCTAGCCTGCAAGCTTTTGATATTCTCTCTGGCTAATAT